AGTCACTTAAACAGACATGATTATGGTGAGCAGAAATAGCGTCGTATTTCCTGCCGATGTCATTCCCGACAGCGCAATTTCCATTGGTATCGCCAGCGACGTACGGCCATGTATCTCGGCTGTCCCAGTCCTTAAGCGGACGAGAAGACCCAGTGCCCAGCCATAAAGTATCAGGATCACCAATCAGTACACGGTACGCGATCGCAATCCCATCATACGGCTCGGTAAGGTTCGTCTCCAACAACGTCCCTTCTTCGCCCATCGGCGAATCATAGTATTTATAAGCCTGGCCGGCAACGGAGTTTTTCATATGGATACTAAGGCAGAGATCGGTGAGCCCGTAACGGAGAACAACGAAATAGTGCCCTGATCCAGTCAAACTACCGCCGTGGGAAACAACGGTCCAAACCCCACCACCAAGGATGAGAAAATCACGGATCATCTCAACCATAAGGGCGTTATATTGATTAGTCATATCAACTAGCGCTTTGGCCATGGTCTCCCCAGTGGTGTAAATGCCTTATTGAAATACTTAACTTTCCCTATAGAAGATCCGCGACCTACGCGAATCGTCGCGGGGGAAGCGACAGTACCCCCTGAAGCGACTATAAGGCTAGTAGACAAAGTCCCAGATGCCTGTGTCGCTATATCCGGGAAATCAGTCACAACAAACGCTTGAAGTATACTCATATCGATTCAAAGTACGCGACTAGCGATTGGTAGTCAGTCAGAGCGGAGTCAAACTGGCTCTCAGTGATAGATGAATTCAACCACTCGTCTCCGTACCGCTTAGCCAACGTGTAAACGTGGGCAAGACGGTTTCGAGTCTCATCAAAATCAAAATCTTGCACATTCGCAGACCACATCTGCACCAACCGAGCAAACCGGTTAGGACGGAGCACCTGCTTCGCAAGACCCATGTCCTTTCGCCTGACGGCCTGGATGTGTACGTCGCTCACCCTCAAGTTATTGGGACGAGAATTGTAAATGGACGTATAAATCAAAGCGCTTTGCCAGTCCAAGGATTGGACCCCGCCTTTAAAAGAACCGACCGTCCGATCGAGAGGCTGCTGAAACTCGACACACTGAGCCAGCAGAGAATACAAGATATATGCATCTCTAGTGGGTTGGGAGTCAAGTAACTGCCGCCTGCTAATTGAAGGCAGTGGGCTAAGTCTACCCGCGTAAGAATTTATGTTTCGGACAATTGTGTCAATTCTTGTTTTTGTGAAATGAGCAAAACCGAAGTGTTCGGACCCTTTGATTGAGAACGAATCGTCGATTTGTTTATGAACCGTCACTGCCGTTGAGAGCGGGCAGGCGTATGCCACAAGGGCATCTGCCATCTTCATCGAAGCGGCGGGGGCAATGGATAGACAGAATTCATCCTATCTATCAGTTCTCGGTACGCTACTGTCGGATCAGAGTATTTAAAACGAAGAGCTACGTAATACAACGGCACTCCTCCGTCACTATGATGCCACATACTATGAGACGAGCAGAAGAACGAGCCCCTCTGGGGCTCTTCACTCTTCGAGCTTTTCCACAAGTGCCATCCACCCTCCCCCATATTGAGGAAGCTCCACGTGTGCCAAGGCACATTCACGTGGTAGTACAAAAGCCCGTAGAAAGACTCCAGCACTTGGTTGGACGGAACAATCCAGTTGGATTTGCGGTGACGGGGATGTGTCATAACATATCCGAGCTTTTTCAAGCCGGCGGGAACAACATCACCAACACACCTATTAACGACTTCAAATCCGATTGAGTGCTCGTTAAAAGGAGCAGCGTGCCCAGTGCGGTATTCAAGGGGAACACATTCGTAAATCTTACCGTATTCATCAACGGCAAAGTTGACAGAGTTGCCAGCTTTGGACAGAGTCCGATGGGCGCCTTTGAGAGTGTGCCCAGCTGATTCATGAACAACGATTTGCCGTACATCAGACATTGCCCGAGGCTTCCTAGTTACCGGAAACCTATAGGTAGTCTTGTCAATTGGAAAATCACCAGACGGCATCGGTATCGTCCGCTTCAAGTGAGTCGTCATTCTCAACCTCCGGTTCAACATCAGCTACATTAGCAGACGCCAGTTGAAGGTCTAATTCCTCCAGTGCTTCCCGCGCTGCCTTGACAAAGGCAGTAACGGTGGCAGTTTCAGTAGGCGTGAGAGGCTCCTCAACTACTCCCATTTCGTGTCGGGGCTTATCGGTATAAACAAGATAAGACTTCGACTCGCTGAGCTTGATTTGGATGTTCCCAAGTTCAACAACTGTCTTCTCATCTGAGTGGCCAACGATCATTACGCCTCCTGACTGTCGCCCATGAGGTTACTCATCGCGACAACTCTGACTACTTCATCGTTCTCGAGAATGTACTCTTGGATCTGGCTGAGCACGTCGCGAGAGTTCGGGTAGGCCCAGTTCCATAGCTGGAACATAAGATGGGACCTGAAGTAGAATTGGTTGATAGCTTCGTCCAAATTCCGGGCGGGGTGACGCACGGTATACTGCATAACCCGAGCAGCGTAGTACACGAGTGTGTCAAAAGCGGGGGACTGAATGTAGGTAACCAACATCTGCGCAAGCGTCATCAAGACCGAGATCTGGATTGACGCTAGGGTAGCAGAGTAGTCACCAGTGTTCCCGAGCATCATATGAGGATAGATCACATTCCGAGGGGGTTGATTCGGATCCACAGTGGTGTAGAACCCGAACTCCTCCGGGATCTCCAACTCGGACCAAGCGGTCGGACAAGTCGCCTTGAAGCCCGGATCTGCCGCCTCTAGCGTAATCAAGTGAGAAATAAACTTGACTAGACTCGAAGCAGCTTGCCACGAGTGCAGACGCTTCGTCATTTCCACTCGGTCAAGGAACAAGACCACATCCGCGAGAGCAGTATTCGAGTAAAGATCAGCGATGCTGATCGTTACAGGTTCCACATCACTCTTCCAACGCTCGTACCGGCCCAACGTGATCTGACCGCCCTTATCGGAGAGCCTGATCGCGTTAACGTCAGCGAGTTTGCTGGACAGAAGAACGACTCGCCCATATTCCTGGGCATAGTCCAAAATATTAGAATCAGAAGGGGCGGGCCACTCAACCTGCTTCCCAGACCAATAGATAGTAGAAAGTGGGTCAGTGACACATCCTTCGTTCCCGATGTGGGAAACCCGAACGTCCCAAGCAGGGTTAATCGAACCCCGGAGCGGGATATAGAACGAATTCATAATAGGAGTGTCTCCCGTGCTCGTCGTGTTGATGGACACCGAGTCAGACTTCGAGAGACCTACAAATTGAACAATATCACTGGTGGAAATCCCTTCTTCGAAAGCAGGCTTATAAGCCGCGTCACCACCCCTAGCAGGAGATGGGTACAACCAGGGCGGCAGCCACATCAAAGGGGTAGGATAGAACGTAGACATAAAGCTCCAAACTCCCCAAGCGTTTGGAATCTCTGCGATCGCCTTGAAGTCACTCAGCAACTGGTTGCGCAGAGTTAGAGGGGTGATCGCGATCACGTTCCGCTGAGTTTCGTCAGCAAATTCAGCAGTAACCAACGCAGCGCTAGGCTCCTTCATGGCAGCGCAAACTTCTCCCATCACCACACAGGCCGGCCACACGTCATCACGGGAAGACGCGATATCACGCAGCACGTACGGGATTGGGAAGTTCGTAATCCGCTCAAGCCTAACCAGTCCAGTAGAGGCGGCCTTGTTTAGGGTAGTCTCCACGTTAGTAACAGCTCGATTGAACTCAAGCCGATTCGTGTAGTAGTAGTCACGTGGTGGGAATGTCCCAACAGTCAACAGGTACGTGAGATTCGAGAGCATTGAAAAGAACACAGGCATCTCGACTTCAACATTCCCTTGGTTATCCAAGAAATGCCGAAACCCAGACATCATGGTGACGTGATCCATCCGGAAACCAGAAAGCTCGGTAAGAGCCGTCTGGAAGTAGTACCTCAGATCGTTGAAATACTGGCCGAGTGCTACCACGTCCTTATCGCCCACCCCTTTTTCGAACTGTCCTTTTGCCGGGCGGGGCGCATCTTTGATCAATTGAACAAGCTTATAATAGACGACCGGTTTGAACAGGTCGCTGAGCAGACGATCGGGCCTGCCGCAAATATCATGTTTAAAAGTATACCGGGCCTTCGGAATAGTCGTAAGACCAACGCGACAGAAGAACCAAAGAAGGAGGTTCACGAGGACGCGTTCAGGCAGGTTAGCCATGGGCAAGTCAGAATTGCGGACAAGCCTCATGATAATTTCTTGAAGGTAAGGCCAGAAGTACTTCTTCCCATAGGACCGGCTTTTCAGCTCAGGTCCGACCAACCGCTGCAAGATGATTTCGAACTCACCAGGCCGTTGAAGCGCTCGGGACAGCGCAGAGAAGGACTTCTCCACCTCCAGCACGTCATCTTGCCAGAGAGACTGGACAAGGAAAGCGTCTGCAGAGTCGAGAGAGTGGAGATCGTTAACCCCGTACGGGCGAATATAGACGTCATTAACCGGGAATCTGTCCAAAGGCATACTTACGCGCTCCTCTTAGATGGCTTTTCGATAGTGAAAGTAATCTCAGCAGGCCGAACGACCCTATCGGTGGCGCGGGTGCCAACCCGAATGGCTACTTGAACGAGATGATCGCGTTTTCGTTCATTGTAATGGGTTCTCATCACTTCAACCACAGTTGAACAGCTACCCAACAAGAGGCCCAGCAAACCGGTGTATGCATTAGACTCCCGACTCACCAACGGGTTGAGAGTGACCACGATGCACAGGTTAGCCGACCTCGCGATCATATCCATCGCCGCCAGGTAGGCATTCACGTCACGCGTGATACCACCGGTCATAGCGGCGCCGCCTCCTGCACCGAGGATGCTAGAAAGAGAGTCAATAATCAGACATTGGACATCTGTAGGAGACCATTCATCGAAAGCCGAAATCACGCCTTGCGCGCTCGGAAGGTAAGCGTTAATACCAGGTTTCGAGAATTCAGCCACAGCAACATACTTCGGTCTCGCTCCGAGGATCTCCTGAGCCGAGATAAAGTGCAGCAACGCTGTTTTACCCGATCCAGTCGCTCCTACAATAACATTCAATCCAGTGGACAGAACAACCACATTCGAATCAAAGATATCGTCAGAGTCATAGACGAGGGTTGCCTGAGGAACCGAGTCGGTGAACGACTTAGACGAAATGTCAATCAGATCGCCACCATCCGGGTCATCAGAGTGCGGTTCATAATTCGAATCAAGGAAATAGAATCCTCCTTGCTCTAGCTCATACTTGGATCCCCCAATAAGGAACCGTTTTGACCGCTGGGGCATGGGAGGGACAGCGACGTAAACGCCGTCGTGTGTTCGTACGATCATGGAAACCTCTAGCTAGCGCGGTAGACCCGCGGTTTAACCAGTTTGCGCCACAAAGGCTCTAAGTCAGAGGCCGGGATGGCCCACAAAACCTTAGCGAGAATACGCTCGCTAACGAGCTTCTCAATACCAATTCTTGAATACTGAATCGTTTGATCGTTAAGGAAAAGAGCGTCCTCAAGGCTACTCCCTCCTAACGGTATTTTCAAATGAGTCTCGACAAAAGTATCGAACTCAACATTCCAGTATTGCTTAAACACGTCATTTCGAGCAGCACGTAATTCAGCGTAATACCGGGAGGTAGCGTAAATCTCCTCCCGCATGGTATGGCCAAACGCCCAATATTTACGAGCTTTTCGCCGCCAGTCATACTCGACGTTAGCAAACGATTTAATGATATATGAAAACGGAGAAGCTTCGTAACTACCGGGGAACACTTCTTGGCCTAGATAGGTCGGAACCTTTCCTATGACAGCCATCCTGCTGTACGCCCCCAAGTCATTCACGAAATCAGCGAACTGATCGTTAGACGAGGAAACGAACACGTTGTCGCCGGTGACCCGGACTTTAACATCGTGACGGTCATTCGCAATCATCTCAAAAGTCGGGAGCGGAAGCCCATTGGACTCGCAGTAATAACACAAAGCGTCATACGCGTACACACACCCAACATAAGAAGCGAGTACTGAAGTTAAAGGGTGCCCTGATGGGTTTACATAGTCGAGCGGGAATCTAAGCGGAGACAATGGGTCTCCGATCAGTGTCATTCCTTTGTGCCCTTCAACGTCAGAGAAAGCAAATAGGGGTAAGTGGTAACTTACCCTCAACAGTTCAGCCATCCAAGGAACAAGCCCCTCTGAGAGCTTGTGAATGAATGTATCTCTTACAGCCGGCGCGATATTCTGGTCGTGGTTGTCCACGTCGAACGCGCCGACATACGCTTCCGCAACTAAGTACGGAAAAATAGCAGTAGTAGCCCCTGACTCAAAAATCGGGAACTGGTACCTCCAATCGTCAATCGCGCTGGCCACCAGACGCAATGGAAACAGCAATGACTGCGGAGCCATTGCAATTTGCCGCGTGCGCATAGCAGAAACGAACCGACTCCAAGGTATAGCCTTATCTTGAATGACCTCCCTACCTGTGAAGTTCACTACTTGACGAGGCTTAGGGTCGAATTTATCGAGCGACCCATTCTTATCAGGTTGCAAGCGTCCTCCCGGAGCATTCGCAGCCATCATACCAAAATTAGTCAAGAGCTCTTCCCAGTCCCCTTTCATGATGAGGCGGCCGATTTCTTCGGAGCGCGTC